GAGTTGCGGACGCTGCCGCCCTCGAAACCGTCGCCGAAAACTACGCCGACTGCCGGGAGTGGCGTGCCGGCCTGATCGGCTGGCAGCGGTGGTGGCGGGCGGTCTCCGGGCTGCGCAGCCCGGCGGCGTGATCGAGGTAGAGTTCCATGATGCCGGCGAGCGGCGGGTCGCCTGGGATGACTGGCACGCGAGCGCGGCCGAGCGCGGCGCGCATATCTGCCTCTAGCTGCTTGGCAGCACCCTTAGATGCACCCGCCGGCAGGCGGCGGTGAATTCGGCGCCCGCCGGCCATGATGCCGACGTGCAGCCGCCCGTCTTCGTCAGTCCAGATCGACAATTCGCCCTCAGCCAGCCTTTGACCTCGGCCAGATTGTACCTCTTCGCGCGGCGGCCGACCGGGGTGTAGGGCAGGCCGTCCAATTCCAGCCGGCGCACGGTGGATTCGGAGATCCCGAGCGCGGCACAGAGCTGCTGGCGGGTGATGTCGCTCATGCGCCTCTCCAGTGGTTCGCCAGCCCGCGCGCCCAGGCGCCGGTGTAGAACACGGCCAAGGCGAACATGCCCCATTGCGCCGCCTGCCAGGTCTCCCACAGCCACAGCGGCTGGCTGGCCAGCCCCAAGGCCCAGCCGAGGCAGGCGTGCCGGCTGCGGCCGGAGACGAGCCACATGGCGGCGGCGGAGAGGATGAGGAGGGCGGCCTGGGTCATGCTGCCTCCAGGGTGAGGCGCATGCGCTGGTATTTCAGCATGAGCGCCATTGCGGCAGTCCAAGACGGAGTAGTCATGTCCAATATTCCGTTTACTTGACGTTTTGTCCGCTACTTCACGTTAGGCGTCTTCTTGTACGGCTCTATTTGATTGTCCGGGAAGTGGTAGTTCCAAGCGGAAAATACCTCTACACATCCCGCAAGCATTGCCGATTGCACGACGTTCCGAAGTGCAGCAATTTCCAGCGTAAGCTTTTCTTCTTTACCGCAGCAGAAAGTAAGTCCAGCCGCTACCGACTCAACGCTTGCTGGCTCTTTGGCGTAAAGTGGGACTAACGTCCCTTCGTCGAATGCGTCATCCGGTGGGCGAACTCGGCTGAAGCCGTCCCATTCGCCGTTAATCTTGTAATGCCACCAGTCCGGCGTAGGCATCAAGCCTAACCCGCCGGTCAACGAGGACTCGCCGCAATCCGCCTTCGTTTCTGCGCTGTCGTTGTTCATTGCTAGTCTCCTTCTTTGGCCGCGCCACCAGCGGCGAGCCTGTTACCTTGCACGTTAGCCGGCATGTCCGTACTGCTCCATAGCCCTCATTGCCTTGTCCGTCGCCGGCCCGAGGTCGGCCAGAATCTCTCTGGTCGGCCTGCTTCCGCCGATGTCCTCCGCTGCGCGATCCACCGCGACGCAAAGCTCGTCTGCGTACTTAATCACATCCCTGAAATCTTCCACGGGAACCACATCGGCCAGCATGTGCGAAATCATGGCCCGCGCCTGGTCTGCCGTCAGCAGGTTAGTTCCAATCGGCCACCACGAATTGCCGAGTTCGTCGCCCTCGTATGGCTCCGTCGGCTTGAACGAAATTCCAGCGTCCGGGGCGAAGTCCTTTGGCAGCTTCCAACCAAGGAAGCGGTTCACCATCTGGTCAATCTGCTTTTTGTTCATGTCAGTCTCCATAGTTAAAGTTGCCGGCTAACCCGGCATTCCAGAGGGAGCCTTCGCCGCAAGCGGCTCGGCCCCCTGAATTTGGTCGTTAGCAGGCACGCCCCATTGCGCCGCCATCGCATCAGCAACGCCCTGGTATGTCCTGCTCCGCTCCTTCCATCGGTCGGGGCTTGGCGGCATCCGATGCACCCGCGCCTCGCGCCCTTCAACCACATTCGTCGGCGTCAGCTTCGGTAGTCCTTTCAGCCACAGGCATGTCGCTTTCGTTTCCCCATGCCCGAACTGCCACGGCTGAATGATCTGGTCAGGTTTGCGAATGCGGCTTGAAATAACGCTTATCGGATTTTCAATCGCAATCATGGAGATTGGCGCATCCATCAGCGTCTGCACAAATGCCAGCGCTTCGGCCTGTTCCTTCACCTTGTCCTTAAACCAGCGGCTACCGCTTACGGCCAGGTGCGTGCATGGCGGGTGTGCAATCATCAAGTCCCATCCCATGTGCAGCAACTCCGCCACGTCGCCCATGTGGTGCGGCCCTTCAACCTCTGTCGGCAACAGGTCGCAACTCATCGCCTCATGCCCGAGCGCACGGAACGCATCCCGCACTCTGCCGCTGTACTCGCATGCCACTAATACCCGCATCCCTGCTAACCCTCCGTTCGTTCGGACGCTACGCCTGCGGCTTCGCGCCGCACAACTTGAGCGTTGTCCGGACGCCCTCCGGGCATCCGGACAACGGCGGAGGAGCTGAGCGGCTGGCTGTCCGGCATACACCAAAGGCGCCGGACAACCAGTCGCACGAACCGACGCCCTACGGCCGAGGAGTGATCGAGCAAGCTCGTCACTCCTCACCCTCCGGGCGCCGCTCAGCTCCTCCGCCGTTATACGGCTGGTCTTTCGGGCCATCCAAGCGGGTATCCATCGTCTCGGATCAGGTGCGCAGGCCGTTCCTCCTGCATACATGGCGGCGGTTTTCCACCTGGCGCTGCGTTCCCCCAGCAAACAGAACTCATACCAATGTGCCCGCTCAAGCACCGGCTATTCTTTTCGTCCCACTCTCGGCACGGTTTCCGTTCTTCAGTCACTTCGTTCTCCATTCCGCTTCGTGTACAACAGCCCCTTCGAGCCGACCGCCAACCCTTGCCGCTTTCCTGCGCTCACTCGCGCGGCGGCTCAAGTAGGGTGTTCGACACCACTTCCCAATCGGAGCAGTCGGCAATGTCAATCCGCAGGTCGTAGCCGTTTTCCCGCTCGAAGTGCTTCGTCAGCCACACGTCGCCCATCCGGCTGCAACCAATGCAGCGATAGCGTTTCCCATCCTTGTAGGTGCAGAACAATTGCCGAGCGCGAAGCCACGCATGGTCTTTCTTAACCGCCGGTCTGCGGAAGTGCTCAAGCCATTCCTTCACGTCGGCGGGGCCGGTTGTCGGGTCATCAAGCCAGTCGTCTATGTGTAGCATTTGTCTCTCCGTAATCCGTGTTGTCGAACCCATCCATCAACCCGGACGCAAGCGATAAGGCCGCTTGCGCCGGTTATTTCAGTCGTGCGTCAAACCTCGAACGCCTGCGCCTGGGCGAAGCTCACGCGAAAACCTGCCGCGTTGCGATGCCCGCCGCCCCCGTACTGCTTCGCCACTTCGGCCACGTCCGCGCCGTCGTCACTCGACCGCAGGCTGAACACCCGGCCCTCCGGCGTGTCCCAGTAGCACGCCGCGAACGGCCGCCCCTTCGCCAGTTCGTGCCCTGCGTCGCTGCTCATCGTGTAGGGCAGGTTCGCCACCGGAACGCGGTGCCCACCGATCACCATGTCCCGCGTCGTCACGCCAAGCAATTCCCGAATGTCCTTGAAGTGCTTGCGCTCAATGGCCTCGCCCTCCGTCGCCAGCGCGGCCGGAGCGGTCGCCATCAGCGTGTCCCACACCTGGAAGTCGTAGGGGAACGAAAAGACGTTGGCCTGAATCTGCCGCGTGTTCTGGAGCGCGAAGCGCCACAGGTCGCGGTCCTCGATGTGCAACAACAGCGGGGGCGGCTCCTGGCCGGGGAAGAAGTGTTCCCACGTCAGCATCGCGCCGCTGTGGCTCATGTCGAACTTTGCGGTCACGTTCGCCGGCAGATCAACCAGGTCTTCAACCGCCGTCTTGTGGTGGTCCAAGATCAAGATGCTGTTGGCCTTCTCGGCCATCTCCAGCAGCACCGGGCGCTTGTAGCTGAAATCCACCATCACCACGTCCTTGCCCGTCACGTCGGGCGGCGGCTCCTGGTACTTGCCGGGGTGGAATTCAATGTCGCCGAGTGCCTTGCGAACAACCCAGGCCGCCCCGAATCCATCGGCACAATTGCCGTGGTAGATGCACATACTCATTTGTCAGTCCTTTCGTCGTTGGTGCCGTTTGCCGCACAACCCGTCGGTGCAGGGGACGCGCCGCAAGCGGCGCTCCCCTGACCTATGGCGTTCGACGGCTTTGCCGTGGTCAGTTCAAACACGAGGTCCGGCGTTCCAACCACTGCCACGCACCGGCGCCCTTCGTTGCCAAAGAGCGCGCCGGCCGTCTCACGCATTGCAGCGGTCAGCGGGCCGTCAGCTTCCGCCACGATCAGGCTTCTCCCCTGTGCATCTTCCAGCTTGCGCAGCCCTTCCCACTCACCTGTTACGCGCATTCCGCGAATCTCGCGGCCGTTGGCGCGCACCGTGTAGGTGGGTTCCGGTATCAGTTCAATTTCCATCGCTCTCTCCAGCCGTCGAACCCGTCGGTCGTGTGGGACCGGACGAAGCTGCGCTTCGCCGGCCCCACACCTCTGCGTTCGACGGCGTTTCGCGCAGCACACGCGCACGCTGCCAGTTTCGCTGCCGGCGCTGTGCATTCAGCGCTTTCGCGTACTCGTTCCAATACTTCACAGCTTCCACGATCCGGCCACGGTAAAAGTCCTGTGGCGGCATGTAGAGCAAACAACCTTCGTTTGTCAGTCCATCCTGCGGGCCGAACTTCTCGCCGTTGCTGCACATCAACACCTTTTCGATTGGACCAGCCTTGAAGTCCGTGCTGTACTGCCACAACTGCGCATCCGCTCCGCACACAGGGCACGGCTCAACCTGCGTCCCTGCCGGAAGCTCGCCCGGCTTGTACAGTTCCTTACCTTCTTTCATTTCTCGCTCTCCGTGGTTTGCGCCGTCGAACATTCCGGTCCAGCAGATCGGCCCTATCGGGCCTCCTGCTGACCTACAGCGTTCGGCGTCTCGCAAAACCACCGTTCATTTGCTGCCGCGAGTGCGTCAGCGTCAGTTACTCCCGGCAACACAGAGTCAATCCCGCAGTTCGGACAGAGCGCAGTCATTTCGTCCAAGTCCGCCCACTCCACAACATCCGTTGCAGGGAATGAACGAAGACAGAAATAGCAACCGCATTCCTTTGCAGCAGTCACCGCCGCCCTGTTACGCCTCGACATATTGCAAGCCTGTTCAATGTCCATACTTCTTTCCCTTTCTCAAAAGTCGGCGCCAGCAACACGCCGAACCCATCATTCCAGCGGACGCGCCGCGATGAAGCTGCGTCGCTCCGCTGAATTCAAACGTTATGAGGCGAAATCCGCCGCCTCGAAAATATTTGCAAATAGTTGTTGACATTACGCGCATTGCGCGTATCATTAGAACTGTCAACACGTTGTTGATACCGCGCCTCGGGACTCAGGGGCTGGAGTTTCAAATGCTTGCTCTGCCTTCCTCCTCCTCCGCTCTCCGTAACCTCATCGATGTCGCGCATCTCGCCGAGATCGCGGCTCCCGCCAATCGCGCCAAGCTGCGCACGTTCCGCGAGGCGGTCACCTCTGCGCGCCAGTACATGGCGGCCGAGCGTGGTGCTAAGGCCGTCAATACCATCTGCCTCTGCGCAGACGGCACGCTCCAACTGGTGAGCGTCGGGCCGAAAGGCGGCATCAAGCGCCTCTGGAACTTCGGCGCCCTCTGAAATGGGCAACCACCCAAACCGAGGCCCGAAAGGGCCTTCTTCAAATCCGGCGCCAGCAGAAATTCGCGCGGCACGCGAGGCCGCAGGGCTTTCGCAAACTGCCGCCGGCCTGGTGGTGCATACCACTTGCCGGGTGTGGCAGCAGTGGGAGGCCGGAGACCGTCGCATGCATCCAGCGTTTTGGGAATTGTTCCGCATTAAAGTCGCCTCATAACCCGTCAGTCGAGCGGGACCTGTCGCATGAAGCCGCGCCAGGCCCCTCACTTTGTGCGTTAGGCCTCAATGCGTCAGCACCCAGCTTGATGACGGGTCGATGCCCATCTCTTTGCAGTGGCGCTTCAGGTGGATGATGTAGTTGTCCACGTTGGGCGCGGTGCGGCAGCACAGGTTGACCATCTGCATGGCAAGGCCAGCGTCCTCCGTCAGGAAGTAGGTGCCGGCGCGGTCGCCCGGCTGGTACTCCACCTGGGCCAGGAAGGACATGCCTCGCGCATGGCAGAGCTTCGCCAGCTCGGCCAGCTTTGGGGCGATCTCGGTGTCGTACCAAGCCTCACCCTCGGTTAACTCCGGCACTGCCGGGTCTTCGTTCGTCATCACGGTCATCGTCACTCTCCGCAAGGCCTGCGGCCCTGCTCGGTTGTTAAAGCGCCCGGGCCTGTGGCCCCGGCTTCGTGTGGCGCGCTGCGCCCTGGGTGTGTGGCTGCCAGGCCTAACACGTCGGTCAAGCGGACTGCTGACCGCAGCTGCTTACCTTGGGGTTGGGCATCTTAGTCCCGCGCATAGCCGCCGCCAATTACAAACACTTTGCGCATTTTCTCGGTGCCATCCTTGTTGATGGCCGTACAACCATCGTCATCGGCCATCGTGATCGTGTCGGCCTTTGCCTCGGTCACGTCAAGGATTGCCACACCGTCGATTTCGCACGGATGGTAGAAGCTCGCTTTGTTCACGCACACAGGGCGTCGGCCCTGACCGCTCTCTACCAATTCGCAAAGTATCTTGTGCAGTTTCGCCACCGTCATTGTTGCCATGCCTTTCGTCCTTTCCGAGCCGCGAGGCCCAACCCTACGGTGCAGGGGATCGGCCACAAGCTGCGCTTGTGTCCTCCCCCTGACCTTGCACGTTGGCCGTCACCATTGACCGCGCCACTGCGATCACATACCTATGCTCTTTCAGCATGGCTCCTTGGTCGCCTCCGCACTCCGTTCTGCGTTCGGCTTCCTCGTATATTTCAATGAGCCGAATGACTGCTTGCTTTAACGATGAAACCTGGTCATTCAAATCAGACGCCGCCTTGTGCGCGTCGGTGTGCCTGGTGTTTATCAAGATCACGTAGTCGTCGCCACCCATGTCAAAATCCTCTCTTTGTGGTAAATCAGCGCCGGCCAACAACCGCATCGAGAGGGACGCCCGGCGATAAAGCCGCCGGGCGTCCCTCATGCGGAGCGTTATACGGCTTCCAGTGCGAACTGCTCCGGGCACTGGTGCGCCACCTTCCACTTCTCCCACGCATCGCTCACGGCACCGCTGCCGGGGAACAGGTCGTGAAAGTCATCCTCTGGCGTCAGGTTCAAGCCATCAAAAACCCAAAAACAAAACTTGTCCGGCTTTGCTCCGGGGAACCCGCGCCGCATGGCTATCGGCTCGGCCACGAAGTCGCGCCAAGTGTCCTGCTCCCGCGTGCGGTTCCGGGCAAAGCGGAAAATCACAGGCTCCCACGCCCAGGCCCTCGTCACGTTTGCTTTGAAGGCCGCGAACGGCTTAACCCATGCAGCCACCCTCACATCGTCCGGGCACATCGCCAGAATCGTGCGTAGGCTCGGTTCGTGCAGGCTCAGTGCCCAGGTGTCGAACTCGTCGCACAGGCGCTCTATCAGCCGTTGGTGCGCTTCCGGCGTGTCGTACTCTGCCGCCTCGTCGTGTCGGTCGCCGTAGTGCTTGGCACCGCAGCCGAGGTATGGCGGGTCTGCGTAGGCTGCCTTCATCGTGTCCTCAATCTCCAGCCGTATAACCCGTCGGTGCAGGGGACGCGCCGCAAGCGGCGCTCCCCTGACCTATGGCGTTCACCGCACCACCTCCGCTCCACGGCAGCGCACGTAACCATCTTCCACACGCCACGCACGCATCCCGTTCAAACACATCGCCAAATCCTCCTCGGCATCCATCTTCTTCGCCTCCGCCACCAGCGCACGCGCTTCCGCTTCCTGCGCGGCGGCGTCCTGGTACTCCATGCGCCCGCTGATCGCCACCAGCACGGCCAGGACTGTGCCGATGACGATGCCCTTCACCAGTTCGCGGGCGAACGGCGCGGGATCTGGATGCGCTTTCTGCCAGCGCAGGCCGCGCGCCATGCGCCATTTCGTGAGGTAGACGTGCATCAGGAGGCCTCCTTGATCCTGCACACCTTGCGGCGCGTCTCGGCGGCGACGGCCGCGTCCTGCTCGGCCTGGCGCTGCGCTTCCGCTTCGATCTGCCGTCGCGCGCGGCGGAAGGTGGCGCCGATGTCGGTTGATTTGCTCGGCACGTAGGCGTGCGGATAGCGGTGCGCGTCGGTGAAGTTCGGGCGCTTCATGCCGCCACCCCGCCGATCCGGTCGATGTCGCAGCAGCCGGCCGTGCGGTCGGTCTCTTCGTAGGCATCGCGCACAGCGATGCGGAACCAGCCGGGCAGCGGCTGCGGCGCGACGACGGTGTGCCCGTCCGGCGTGATGTAGAGGCCGCAGCCCTGGCGCTCGGCTTCGCGCGCGGCCTGGATGACGGTGGCGGTGTCCGGGATAATGGTGGCGGCGATCATGCGAACACCATTCGCTTGTGACACTGCCTGACAGCTTCCACGTCGGCCATGCAGTAGGCAGCCACTTCCTTATGCCTGCCGGCCTGCCAGTATTCGGCCACTTTGGAGCCGTCCAAGTCGCCCTTGCTCGATGGCACACCCAGGGCGCGGCAGAGCTTGTCCAGACTGATGCGCCGCTCTCGCTCGGGATTCCATGCCGTCATGGTATCGAACACCTTGCCGTCCCACGGTTTAGTGTTGAACGGGATGAATGCCGGCGGCCGGATGCCATTGACGACGCACCGTTGCCAGAGGAAGCGCAGATCGAACGACAGGATGTTGTGACCGATGAAGATGGCGGACTGGCGTTCGGTGTAGTCGCTGATTCTGGCGGCCTCAATCAGCCAGGCGAAGAAGGCGGTAATCGTCTCCGCCTCGTCGCCATAGCGAACATCGGCGGCGTCGTCATTGACGGCAAAGCCGATGCAGCAGATCCGCCCGAAGGTGCCGTCCAGTGCTGTCTTCTTGACCGCCTCCAGCAAGGCGCCGGGCTTCTCGTCACGTTCCCACGCCTCAATAGTCTCGGCCTTCTTGAGATTACCGGGCGGCCTGATGCCGGCGGCGATGTCGGCAATGATGGCCGGATCGTCGGAGGGGATCGTTTCGATATCCATAAAAATTAGACTCATAATTTCACCTTATTATTGCTGTTTGCTTTTCTGTCGCGCTGGCTTGCGCATCCTTGAATAGAACAGATATTGGCCATCAGAACGGCTCCTCTTCGCCCTTCCACGGCATGTCGTCGGGCATATCTTCGAATCCGCTCTTTCCGTTCTGCGGCGGAATCTCGGCCTCTGTTTCGCGTTGCACCTGTGCTGCTTCGGTACGCGGCTTCTTGAAGTAGCCTTCAAGATATGCCTGCAGTTCGGCGTCGAGCGCCTTTGCGATGTTGTTAGCCTCATCGCTGACCGGAGCGACGGCGAATACCGGAGAGATAAAGATAACGCTGCCCTTCTTGCCTTCGGTGTGGCCCTTGATGGCAATCGCCTGCTCGTAAATGTCTTTCCGGTTCGCCTTCTTGAAGTCCATCCAGGCGGACAGCGCAGCCCCCTTCAGTTGAAGGTTGCCGAGCTTGTATTCGTCACCATCCCTGTACGCAATGTAGAGGGATGCAACAAAATGCCCGCCGTGCGCTGCTGCGCGATCCCTTATTTGCGCGTAGAAACCAACCGCCAATTCACCGCCCTTGAATGACTTGACAACCAGCGTTTCGTTCCTGGTGTCGCGCACTTCGTTGGAGAAGATTCCGGATTCGCTGGCCTCGTGCCAGCCTTTGATGCAGGCCAGTTCGTCGAGTAGCAGGAAGGCGAATTTATCGCCCACCTTGACGTTTTCCTTGGCCTCCTTGTTGTAGTAGCGGATGCTGTCGCCGCCTTTGGCACCGTGCCATTCGAACCAGCGCGTGCAAGGATTTGCAAGATTGTCAGTTGGATTGCTTCTGCTCATGGTTATTTCCTTTCGCGGAATCTTTCACCGCATGGTTGAGAAACTCCTGATACTCCCGCTGCGCCTGTTCGTCGCGCAGCCATTCCTCGCGCTCCTGCATCAGGAGAGCGTATTCGTGGGCTGCCTGGCCATCCTCACGCCAATCTGTCATCGTGAAAAGACTTTACCCGGAGGTAAAACCAATGTCAATACCCTCGGGTAAATTATTTTTGCAAAAAAATCCCGCCATGCGGCGGGGGGCTTGTGGATCAGCGGATGCCGCGACACACCCTTACATCTTTGCGCGTCTTGGCTTTGTGTTCGTTTTCAGAAAGCCATTGCATGTTTGCCGGATGATCCCGCCCCCCAGCACACAGCGGTTTGATGTGGTCAATATGAAAGGTGGGGCATGGGCCGCGTGGTTGGCCGGTAGAGGGGCAGGGGTTGGCACGCTTGAAGGATGCCTTGGCGGCGGCGCTGCGGGGTTGTTTGGCGTCCGTGCCAAGCGCAAACAACAGAATCGCCAACGAGACGATTATGTAGGTAAATCGCTTCCACAATGTTTGCATTTGATGGCGGCAAACAAAACCTGTTCGGCACAATATGGACAGGGTTTCGTATCCGATTCCACCGCCTTCGGCGGTAAGGCTTCGGGTTTCTTGAATGCCCACGCTGCCGCAATCACCCATCCGATCAGAGACCACCCGAAGAAAAAATTAACTAGAGCAATCGAGGACAAATTTACGTGTTTTCGTTTCCACGCTTCGTATGTGGGAAGCATATAGAGCGCCGGGAATGTGACGAAAAACGATAGTGCGACGATTTTCCCGAAGGCATTCAGCTCCGGTTCTTGCCCCATTCCCCACCCATAGAGCGCCAGCAACGTAAGCGCTACAAGTCTAACGGCGAACATATCGCACCCCACCTAGTTGTCATTAAACAATGTGGTCTGTATATTGCCATGCTGGCGGTATTTGTCCAGAAAAATTATGCAGCCTTCCTTTTTTTCGCTTTCGTCAGCGGGTAGCGCTTCTTAATCATCTGCGCGTACTCGATAATTAAATCCAGTCCTGGATCGGAAATTCCATCGGCTATATCGCATAAACGCTGAACATTGCTGCGGGCATGGCGCTTCACCACGGTGGCCTTGACTTGCCCGCCCATGCTGAACCAGCCGAAATAGCCAGTGTTCTCTTCGATCTTTCTTACCGTGTCTTCTCCAATCCCCTTTTTACTTTTCTGGTTGTTGCTCAGGTAGCGCGACACAAGGGTCTCCGAAACGCCAGAAGCATCAGAGAAGCGTTTGTGCACGCCGTGGTAATGGGTGTCAATCAACTCTCGCAGTCGCTTTTGCCTGAACGCGAGTCTTTCCGCCTTGATGTCCATGCCTGGATTTTGGTGGCTATTACCAAAAAATAAATAACCTAAGGGTATTGACAGAGGCTTTACCCTACGGTAAAGTGCCGCCGCATGTACAAGTTGATCTCATTTCTGAACGGCAAGCCGAAAAGCGAACAGGAGTCTTTCGCGGCCCGCATCGGCACGACTATTGGATATCTGCGCAAGGCCGCATCCGTCAATCAAAAACCCGCCACCGGCCTCTGTGTCGCGGCGGAAGGCGCGACAGATGGCGCTGTCACTTGCGAAGAATTGCGCCCGGATGTGGCGTGGGTGCGCATCAAGGACAAAAGCTGGCCGCATCCGCATGGTCGCCCGCTGGTCGATCACGCGCCGGCAAAAGAGGCCGCATGAAAAGTCTTCCCGTTTCGCAGAAGAAGAAATCAAAGCGCGATCTGCTGCGGGATGAAATCGCAAAATCACAGCAGCGTTACCGGCATACCCCGGCAAGGGGGGCGGATGGCGCGGCAGGCAGGAGGAACAAGTAGTCATGTCGAACATCACGAGCGCCGCGCCGAAGAGGCCGAAAAGGCGCTGGCGAAGGAAAGGGAGATCAACAAGGTGTTGAAGGATTTGCTGGCGGGGAAGGCGGCATGAACCAGCTTGCCATCGACTTCGACGCCATCCCGCACGCCCGGCGCAGCGATCCGGAAACTTCCAAGGAAGCCGCCCGCCGGGTGCGTGAGTTCGCCCGCGGGCAATGCGCCGCCATCCTGGCCGTGCTGCAGAAACGGGGGCCGCTCGGCGCGGAACAGATCGCCGCCTATCTCAAGATTGACGCCTACGCGGCAAGGAAGCGGCTGGCAGACCTGGAGCACGCAGGCATGGCCAAACCCTTGCACATGCAGCGCGTCACCGCCAGCGGCCGGCATGAGCGGATATGGGAGGCGTGGTGAATTACTACCCGCACCATATAGGCGACTACCTCACCGCGACGACGCACTTGACGCTGCTCGAGCACGGCGTGTACCGCCGCCTGATTGATGTCTATTACATCCGTGAAGCGCCTTTGCCGGCAGACAAAAACCAAGTCTACCGGCTCGTTGGCGCCCGCACGAAGGAAGAAAAAGAAGCAGTTGATTCAATACTTTCCGAGTTCTTCCAAGTAACTGAAGAGGGATGGGCGCAAGATCGGTGCGATTATGAAATCGGTTTGTGCAACAAGAACCGGACCAATGGAAAAAAAGGGGGGAGACCTTCCAAAACCAAGAACCCAGACAAAACCCAAGCGGAACCCAGACAAAACCCAAACGGAACCCAACCCGAAAGCCCCCCATCACCCCATTACCCCATCACCCCAACAACTACTACGGCCTCTGCCGAGGCCGAGCCGGAATTCGAGGAAGCCTGGCGGCTTTTCCCGAAGCGCGCCGGAGGCAACCCAAAGGGCAGGGCATTGAAAGCCTGGCGGGCAAGGCGGAAGGAGGGGGCAACCGCCGCCGAGATTCAAGAAGGGGTGGCGCGCTATGCCGCCTTTGTCCGCGCCACCGGGCGGGAGCACACCGAGTTCGTCATGCAGTCCGCTACTTTTTTCGGGCCGGATCGGCAGTTTGCGGAGCCGTGGAACCCGCCGCAGGAAAAGCAGCGCCCCGCCGACTGGTGGGCCTCCGACGCCGCCACCGAAGCCAAAGGCAAGGAACTTGGCCTGACGCCCAGGGCTGGTGAAGGCTGGCCGCAGTTCAAGGATCGCATTCGCGCCAAGCTGGGCGAAAGGATGGCCGCATGATTGCCTGTCCCTACTGCGTCGGGCGCCTTGCCCCGCATTCGGTCGAAAAGCTCAAGTCCGGCGAATGGAAGCGGCGCTTTCGCTGCACCTGTTGCCTGCGTTTCCGCTCTGCCTACAGCCATGACGGCGAGTTCTGGAAATGGGACACGCGGCCAGCAAGCAGGCCGGTCAAGGAATTTACCTTTGCGTGAACGATTCGACAGAAAAAGCCGACCGCGCCAAATCCGCATTGACCGGCAAGTGGGTAAGGGCTGGAGACTTCGCCGTGGTGCGCGGTGAAATGACCTGCGGCAAGTACATCGTCGCCGGCAAGCCGGTGTACGTGCTGTTCGACGGCGACAAGCGCGTCGGACAATACGACACATTCGAGGAGGCCAAGGCAGCATGATCTACCTATCCCTGCCCTGGCCCCCCACCGGCAATCATGCCGTCCGGCACGGCAGATTCGGCCACTACGCCACGAAAGAGGCCAAGGCATACCGAACCATTACCGCCGCGTTATGTCGGCCCAAGCGCCCGAAAAAGCCCCTCGCCGGGCAAATCAAGGTGCTGGCCATCTTCTTCCCGCCGGATCGCCGCCGCCGGGACATGGATAACGTCTGGAAAACGCTGTCGGACGCCCTCACCCTTGCCGGGATATGGAAAGACGACTGCCAGATTGCCGACCTTACCCTGATCCGCCGCGATCCGGTGCCGGGCGGTAGCGTGGCGGTGCAAGTGACGGAGCTGCTTGATGGATAAAACCATCGTCATCCAGTCCGCCGGGCACGCCGCCCACGCCAGCCAGATCATCAACCTCAACTGGCAGGCCATGCACGCGGCTGGGCATCCGATGGCCGTCTCGATTCACGAATACAAGTCCATCCGCAGCATCGAACAACAATCCTTGATGTGGGTGCGCCTGGGCGAGATTGCCGAGCAGGCGTGGGTGAATGGCCGGCAATACGCCGCCGAGACGTGGCACGAACATTTCAAGCGCGAATACCTGCCGGACGAGGCAGGCCCAACGAAGCGGTGCCGGAAGGGCTACAAGAAGTGGGAGTACATGCCAAATGGCGAACGGGTGCTGGTGGGCAGCACAACCATGCTGACGGTGTTCGGCATGAGCGAATACATGACGCAGATCGAAACGTATGCGGCGACGGAATTGGGGGTGATGTTTAAATGACCCAAGCCCACCTCTCCCGCCTCGCCGCCATGCCCTGCGCCTTGTGCGGCATGCAGCCTGTCGAAGTGCATCACCTGCTGGAGGGGCGCACGAAGGGGCGGAAGTCCGGCCATTACACCGCCATCCCACTGTGCCCGGACTGTCACCGGGGCAGCGGCAACGGTATCCACGGCCAGCGCCGGTTGTGGAATGTGCTGAAGAAGACCGAGCTTGAGCTGCTCGGGGAAACCATCGAGCGAATTCTGTATGGCCCTTGAATCCTGGCGCTATCGCAACCCTGCCGAGGTGATGGAAAGAATGGAAGAATCCCAAGCGTTTGAACGGATGGATCATCGCCTCAAGAAGTGGGGAGCCTGGAGCCGGGCAGGGTGCATTGCCCCCGAACTATGGGAGTCCGACCCGCCTCCGTCCTACGAATTCCTGACGCGCGATGACGTAGAGGACGCATGGCGCATTCAGTGCATGGTGATGCGCCTGCCCATGCTGCACAGAATCGTCTTGGCGGTGCATTACGTCCACTGGCGCGAGGTCGATTGCGAGCCGCACCACGAAATCAATAAGCGCCTTGCCAAGATGGCCCGCGCCGCTTTCGAGAAAATGCCGCAGATATCCCGCCACGAATACCGGCCGATTCGCGACAGAGCGGTGCGCATGCTCGTCAACTCTGAAGAAGTCATGCTCGCCGCAATCCGGCCGGTGCGTTGATAGATTGACGGGTTCACCCCACCCCTTTATAGATTGACGAGTTCAACCCATGTTGAAACCCACCCCTTTATAGATTGACGGGTTCAACCCATGTTGAACGCCCTAGAACGGCTGGCGCGGTGTCCGGAAATCCGGACAGCCACTCACTCTCGCCGCGCCGCACGTCGAATGCCCGCTGACAGGTCTCCGTCGGCCAGGCCGCGTAGTGTCTCGACGCTGGCCGCGTCCAGGGTGACAGAGTACCGCCGCATCGGGCCGGCGATCAGTCCGGCATCCTTGGGTTTGCGCCCTTGACCCATGCCAGGGCCGCCGGATCGCCCCTTGATCGCCGCTTGCCATGCGGTGATGGCCTTGTCCTGCGGCAGCGACCGCAGCGCGCCGGCATTGATTTGCACCAACACGCCGGAGGCAAGCCGTACCAGGGCGCCAGCCGAGCCTGGCAGTATGCCATCGCCCCGCGTGATGACCCCCAGCGCCCGCGCGCCAGCCGGCAGCGGCGACGCCGAATAGATGCGCCAGTCCGCCGCCACATCGACGGCGAGCCGGCCACGGTTTAGATGTGTCATATCCTGCCTTTATGGCATCCTTTCTGTGATTTTATGGCACTATCGCCCCACTGCCCACGCGCGAGCATGGGCAGGGAGGCTAGGCGCAGGAAATTTCAGCGGCGGCGCGGGTGATCTCGCTCTGCCAGCACCAATGATTTTCGCCGCTCCAGTTGCTGATCGGCGAGACATTCCAGGCGCGGCCCTGGTTGTAGTCCTCGACCGTCGGCTTGACGTTCGCGTCGGTTTTGGCGGCGACAGCATCGATGGCGCGTTGCACCAGCGCGTCGGACAAGCGGCGATTGCAGGACACATACATCGCGCTGCCGAAAGTCTCGTTCCACGGGCTGCGCTGGTACTCGTAGCCATCAACCATCCCGTCGAAGTGGCCCGCGCTGAATCGCTCGGCGATCTCCTCGACCTGCTTCACCGTCGGCCCGTCCGTCCACCTGATGGATAGCGACCCATACCCCCTGCCCATCGTTACGCTGATTTTGACGCCGGGAAACGCGGCCTTGAGCAGTGCGCGCGCATTGGCGGCGGCAACCTTCGCACCGTCGCCTTGGGTGAGCTGCGGATATTCGGCCTTGAGGCGCTCGACTTCCTCGGCGAAGCGGCGGGAAGCTTCGGCGCGCTTCGCGGTTTCGTCAGCTTTAAGCATGGCCGCGCCGGCATGCAATGCGGCGATCTCGGCCTCGTCAGCGTAGCCGTCCTCGACCAGGTAGCGGTGCGCGCAGCCGTTGCGCTGCTCGGCGGGAACCAGGCTGGAGAAGCTCACGCGGCGCAGTTCGCGGCCGTCGGCGAGAAGGATGTCGACGCTCTGTGTGGGGTGGTCAAGCGCCACGATGGCGCCGCGGCCGGAAGGGTTGCACATGTCGCCTGTGTAGCTGATGCGGCGACCGATGGCGAAGAGTTCACCGATTGTGGTTACGTTCATTTTCCGCCCCCCATTCCAAGCCGCGCAACAGTGCGCACGATCCGCGATCCGCCCATCAGGCGCACCGCTTCACCGCGCCCACTCCATGCGGCGAGGATGTCGGCTGCCCTGGCCGGATCAGCAAGTGAAATACTGCGGATGCCGTGCCGGCGCTCGCCGTCGGAGTAGTACAGCACCAGGCTTCCGGGCATCTCATCGTCGTACACCTCGATGCAGCGGCGGGCGTCGTCTAGGTCATGCAGATTGTGTGTGGTGCGCGGGAAGTCGGCGCGGGTTTGGTCGAGCATTGATATGCGCTTGGTCATGGCTCAGACTCCTTCGTAATATCGACGCACGTCCTCGACCGATTGTTCGGCCTCGGCGGCGAGCTCTTCGACCGCGCGCCCGTCGACGTGCGTGAGCACGTTCGCATCGTCATAGGTCAGCATCACGATATCCAGCTTGTAGCGCGAGTGCAGCGCGCCGCGCTTGAAAACCTGCGCGGCCACGTCATCCTCCGCCGCGCCGTCGTCCTTGAGGTCGGAGGATGGAAAGAAAGCGTCTTCCGGCAGGCGGCAATAGGGGTTGTTCCCGATGTGGCCACGGCTGGAGAAGAGGCGCATCGCGCCTTCGTCGTCGCGTGCGTATTGCGCGCCCCAGCCGTTGTGCCCTGCCGCTGCGAGCACCGCGTCGCGCAGCGTATTGTCCTGGCTTCCGATGGGTTCGCCAACCTGGCCGATTACTTGATATTTAGTGGTCATGGTCTTTCTCCTTGCCCCTGATTCCGCGAGGCGCCGGGTGGCCTGGGTGGCCGTGAATCTATGATTGAATTATGCGAGAAAAACAAAGAAAAGTCAAGAAGAATTATGCGCGCCAATCATGGAATGTTTCTATGCGAAAAGGATTTTTGCTTATGGGTATTGACAAACGCAAAAACATCAGGATAATGGGCGGCAATTAGCTCAGGGAGAGGTGCGCCCTGGCGTTCCGCAAGCCGGCCATCGAGCCGGCTTTTTCATTTCCGATCCTCCTGCAGCGCGGATCTCCCTCCCTTTCGGGCCGTGCTGTTTTGCCCGCCGGCCTGGTGCTGGCGGGCTTCTTACTTCGGCACCCCGCGCCGTCGGCCTTGCGCTGAAAAGGATATAGCGGCCCCAGCCTGGGCCAGATCGGGAGGAAACCGGGCGACACCGGGCCTTGATCCGAGCCGCGCCACCGAATACCAGGTGACGCAAGAAACCCTCTCTACATGCACCACACAGATATGCCGACCTCGGGCATGGCGATGCACGCCCACGGAGGGGCAGCGCGTGACGCCACGATACGGCGTGAGGGTAATACGGTGCAGGTTCCCTGCGATGCCTTCCCTTCCTGGGTGGGTGCAGGGAGAACGGATCACGGCTTTACCCTACTATTCAAACATTCTTACGAATACACGAATACTAGGACTATTCAAACAAACGTAGGAATAGTCAAGAACAGACCTGCGGCGCCTGTCAGGATGGGGTCATCCTGAATCCGGAGTGCACCGGATGAGCCGCACTATATAAGCAGAAGCTAATGAGGATGCTCAAGCCATCGAGGCTCGCAACACCCGGCCGCAAGCTGGCGATCCTGGAGACAGTGCCAGGTGCCACACCACGGCAGCGCGGCCGGCCCTGGGCACGGCGCCGGGCCGCATGGTTGCGGGAGCATCCGCTCTGCGCTCACTGCCTGCAGGCCGGCATCATCCGTCCGGCGCAGGAGGTCGACCACATCACACCGCTCTGTGAAGGCGGGCGTGACGACGAGAGCAACTTCCAGAGCCTCTGCGTCGAGTGCCATCAGGTCAAGACGGCGAACGAGGCAAAGGGTAGAGCGAGAGGATATTAGGCAAGAAATAACTGTACGTAAATACAGTTGCCAACTGGAATGGAAACAGCAAGGCCGATAAGTGCGCTAACACTTATCGGCCTCTAATCACAACAACCTGGATGAGAGGTCATCAGTGACTGAGGCGAATTATAAGCGCTTCCGGTGCAGCCATTGCGCCGTTGAGTTTGAGGCAATCAAAGAAAAGCGGTATTGCACCAAGAAGTGCAACAGGGCCGCAATAAGCAAGAACAAGTCGAGCGTATCAAGGGCTGAGTATTTGGCTAAGGTGCGCGAGCATTCGGCCTGCAAGTTCACTTGCGAGCATTGCGGCAAGGAAGCGCATCGCAAACTGAGCGGCACAAACAAGAAGAAGGGGATCGTTAATCGGTTCTGTTCGATGCAATGCAAGAAGGATGCTGCTGCAGCAGAGCGGCCAGCGCCTTATTCGCCATGTCACGCCGGGTATTGCGGTACATGCGGCAAGCCATTCGTATCTAAGCGCAAGAAAGTCTATTGCAGCGAGCAATGTAGGCCGGCCGCTCAATACGTGAGCATCGCGCCAGAAGCTAGGCTTTGCAAGTGCTGCGGTAATGAATATAAGCCCGCATTTACTGGCGGGAGGCCAAATGAGTATTGCAGCCAAACCTGCTTTGACTTAGTTAGTGCGGCAATAAGAAGGGCTGCCAAAGCAAAGCGCGAGGCAAAGCTGAAGGGCGCGACTATTGAGAACGTTGACCCGTTTAAGGTATTCGACAGGGATAAGTGGCGATGCCAGCTATGCGGAGTAAAGACTCCAAAGAGTAAGCGCGGAACGTATGACGATGATGCGCCAGAGCTGGATCACATCATTCCCCTGGCTAAAGGCGGCGAGCACTCGTATTGCAATACGCAGTGCTCATGCCGCAAGTGCAATGGATTGAAGTCTGACAAGCCCATGGGGCAGATGCTCCTAGTTGGATGAGGGCAGGGGGCTATCAGGTCTCTGGAGCTTTTCAATCCGGTAACCGCGCGGTATCCCATGCGCGGAAAAAATTCCCCTATTAAATCAATCACGTTGCACTAGGAGAATCATCAAATGGCCGGAGTTAAGGGTAGAAGTGGCGGAAAGCGTCCGAATACTGGCGGCGCTCGTCCTGGTGCGGGGCGAAAGCCGAATCCGCCCATCGAGATGACGGTGATTGGCGCGCATGAAGATCCTAAAGCCTTCCTGTTCTCGGTCATGAACGACACTTCGATGGATGGCAAGGCGCGGCTGGATGCTGCCAAGGCGCTGATGCCCTACATCCACCCGCGTATTGGCGAGAGCGGCAAGAAGGAAGCCCGGCAAGCCGCTGCCGGGAAGGTAGCGAAGGGCAAGTTTTCTCCTGCTGCGGCACCGAAGCTGGTTGTAAACAACAAGTAGCCGTATGGATTGGGATACTTCCTGTCCTGATTGGGAGGGCAGGGTACGGCGGCGCGAGTCGCTGATACCGTTTTCGCCGCTGTTTCCGGTTGAGGCGGAAGACGCCATGCGCGTGTTCCGGGAACTGCGGATAGTCGATGCTCCAGGTTCTCCGGCAATGGCGGACGCCAGCCGGGAATGGATCACGGATTTCGTATCGCATGTATTCGGGTCGCTTAACCCTGAGATCGGGAAGCGGCTGATTACGGAATTTTTCTTGCTCATCAGCAAGAAGAATAGCAAGAGCACGACCGCCGCTGCCATCATGTTGACGGCGCTGATTCGGAACTGGCGGCAATCGGCCGAATACCTGATTCTCGCGCCCACGGTAGAGATTGCCAACAACTCCTTCTACCCGGCTCGTGACATGGTGCGGGCGGACGAAGAACTGTCCGCCTTGTTCATGGTGCAGGATCACATTCGCACCATTACGCACCGTGAGACCAATTCCACGCTCAAGGTGGTGGCGGCTGACAGCGAGACGGTCGGCGGCAAGAAGGCTACCGGCATCCTGATTGACGAACTCTGGCTCTTCGGCAAGCGGCCGAATGCCGAAAACATGCTGCGGGAAGCCTGTGGCGGGCTTGCCAGCAGGCCCGAGGGCTTTGTCATATACCTGAGCACCCAATCGGACGACGCGCCCGCTGGCGTCTTCCGGGACAAGCTCCTGTACGCCCGCAAGGTGCGGGACGGGCTGGTCAAGGATCGGCAATTCCTGCCGGTACTGTACGAATTTCCTGATGCGATGGTGAAGGCCGGTGAACACAAGCGGCCGGAGAACTTCTACATCACCAATCCGAATTTGGGCGCCTCGGTATCCGAAGAATTCCTGGTGCGCGAACTCGCCAAGGCCGAGGAAACCGGACAGGAAAGCCTGATCGGCTATCTGTCCAAGCACCTCAACATTGAGATTGGTCTTGCTCTCAAATCGGACAGGTGGGCGGGCGCGGAATTCTGGGAAAGTCAGGCGCGGCCCGACATCACCCTGGACGCCATCCTCGCCCGCTGCGACGTTATCGACATCGGGATTGATGGCGGCGGGCTGGATGACCTGCTTGGCCTGGCCGTGCTGGGGCGCGACGCCGCAACCGGCGAATGGCTGCATTGGGGCCACGCCTGGGCGCACCCCTCGGTCATGGAACGCAGGAAATCCGAGGCTGCGCGATTTGTCGACTTCGAGAAGGACGGCGATTTGACAATCGTGCGCGCCATGGGTGACGACATCGTGGGCGTGGTCGATATTTGCCGGCGCATTGAAGACGCCGGCCTGCTCGACAAGATCGGCGTCGACCCCTACGCAATCGGCGGCATCCTCGACGCACTAGAGGCCGCCGGCATCCCCAAGGACAAGATCATTGGCATTCCGCAGGGCTGGAAGATGGTCGGCGCGATCAAGACCGCTGAACGCAGGCTCGCCGAAGGCGGATTCATTCATGGAGGCTCAAAAATGATGGCGTGGTCAGTCGGAAACGCGAAGGTAGAGCCAAAGGGCAACGCCATTGCCATCACCAAGCAGGCGGCCGGGTACGCGAAGATTGATCCGCTCATGGCGCTGTTCAATGCCACGTCCCTGATGGCGCTCAATCCCGAATCGCAGTCAGTTGCCGGGGTGATTCTGCTATGAGCCTGATGGAGCGGCTGAAGGCCGCGTTTCGCCCGAAGGCCGAAGGCGAATCCCTCTCCATGCCCGACATCCGCAAGGGCACCGAACTATTTGAATGGCTCACCGGCGGCATGTCATCGGCCGGCGTGGCCGTCACCGAACAGACCGCCATGCGAGTGTCTGCGGTGTACGCCTGCGTCAACCTTGTCGGCGGCTCGATTGCCAGCCTTCCGCTTCCGGTTTATCGCCGGACACAGGACGGGCGCGAGCGCGCGGATCATGAAATATGGTGGATGCTGAACGAACAGCCGCACCCATGCTGGGGCGCGGGCACCTTCTGGGAATACCTGACGGCATCCAAGCTGCTGCTTGGCGATGCCTATGCCCGCATCCTGCGCGCATCGAGACTGTCGGATCGCATCGTCGGGTTCGAGCCGCTGCACAAATCGCGCATCACCACGCAAAAGCTGAATGGGCGCCTTGTTTACTTCTATCAGGAAGACGACGGCGGCGTCATCGGCATAGACCAGGACGACATGCTGCACATTCCCGGCCCCGGCTTCGATGGCCTTGCCGGCATGAGCCAGATTCGTCACGCCTTGCGCAACTCGGCGGGCGTGGCCCTGGCTGCGGACGAGTTTTCCGCCTCCTTCTTCAAGAATGGCGCCCGGCCCGACTTCGCGCTTGAAGTGCCCGGCAAAGTGACGCCGGAACAGCAGGACATGATCCGCAATACGTGGAAGGATCGGCATGGCGGCGTGGAAAACGCCCACCTTCCCGCGCTCATGGTGGGCGGGGCGAAGGTTCACGAACTGACCATGAACGCCGAGGACGCGCAGCTACTCGATACCCGCCGATTCCAGGTCGAAGACATCGCCCGCGTGTTCGGTGTGCCGCCGCACATGATCGGGCATACCGACAAGACGACGAG